AGATTGACCATAGCCTGCGCCAGGAATAACGCCAAGAGACGTGGCATTTTCGGCGGTAGTTTGAAATAATAAACGATTTGCTAAAGTTGCATTGCTGAAATCACCAAGGATTCTTTGAGCTGAACCGCCGAAAGTTAAATCTTCTGTAGGAATTGATAAGCCAGAAGTCCAATCGGCCACGACAGTTGTGCCGTCAGAAGCAACCAGAGTGCGCTCATCCCAATTAATAGATGCAATTTCCCCACTACCATTTAAAAGGTATTGAGAAGCGCTAACTGCAATAACACCTCCCGGAATAATAATACCACGCCAATTTTCGAGCCAAGAATAGCCGGTATCTCCATAGATATTTCCATCGGTTTTGAAGTGCGCAATGGTAACGCTATCGATCTGAATATTAATATCCGTTGCGGCCGGCCCATTAATATATGCAGCACTTCCAGTAGTATCTTGATTTAGAGTAGGAAATGTGCAGTCATTCAAATTTGCATTGATATTAGCCTGCGCGTTATCCGCGTTGTTTCTAAATTCAACAACCCCGGAATTATTTTTTATCTTCGGGCCAGTTTTACCTAAACCAAATATGCTGGAGGTAGTGCCTAATAAATCTTGCCAAACTGACATAATTGTTTTTATTTAATTTTTTAATATTCACCTCTATCTGAGTTTTTAAACCCAGATAGAGGTGGTAATTTTAAAGATACTAAGCTGGAGTAGCGTATTTAACGATAATTCTAGCTGCACCAGCAGACGCGCCGCCTGCTGAGTAAGTAGCAATTAAAGCTTCAACGCCTTGAGCTGTTAAGCCTGGAGAAACTTTAAAAGTAGTGGTGCCAGCGGCAGTTAGATCAACCTGAGTAGCGCCCATGTATTTGCTTGTTGTGCCAGTAACGCCGATGCTTAGCGATGGAGTGCCATTAAAAGGAGTATCAACAATTACAGCAACTTCGTCAACAATATCAGCAGCACCAGTTGAAAACATTGCAACAGGAGAAGCGCTGCCAAAAGCTAAAGAAGTAGTATCAAGCTTTAAGCAAAGAGCTGTATTAGCAGCAGAAATGAAGCTTAAAACTCCGTTTCCGTCAGTTGCCATTACTTGACCAGCAGTGCCGTCATCTACTGGAAGAGTTAGCTCAACATTTGCGGTCATGCCAGAAGAGGGGCGGGTAAGTTTATAATTCCAACTAGCGCCTGATTCTGTCGCGTCAGAATTAAGAACAATGGTATTACCACTGTTGTTAAGTTGGCTAGTTGTCAATTCTGCATCTGCGTTATCTGCGGGGTTTCTAACAGCAAGATTGCCTGAATTGTTTTTTATTTTGACACCAGCTTTTTCAATTTGAATTGAAGAATTACTGGTTCCGATTAAGTCTATAAATTGTCCTGACATAGTTTTTATTTTTTTAAGTTATTAAGATTTGTAAGTTATTACCAATAAACCCGATCCTTGAGTTGCGCCAGTTCCCGGGTTTATTGTTAATTCTATTTGAGTTATTGACCCGTAAGTATAATTCGGGTTAGACTCGTATGTTGCTGCAACGCTTGGATTTACTTGATTTTGCAATAGAAGGCGATCACTCTGGCCGACATCTCCGACTTCTAAAGAGGCACCAACTCCATCAAACGGAGTTAAGATCAAAATTTTTACTGATTCAATCAACTGACCGACCTGTGCAATTATTACATTTACAGGGCTAGCGTCGCCAAAAGAAAAAGATAAATTAGTTGAGGGTTTGTTAAGGATTTCTCCTAATCCGCTCACGGCGTTCCAATCTGGTTGCGCCTGAGTAACCACTGGATTAGCAGGGTCGGTATTATTGACGATATTGCCAGTAACTGAATCAATACCGCCTCCACCAGAACTTGAAGTTTGCCAAGATCCACTTTGGACATTCCAAACATAAATCTTGCTAGACGCTTGTATAATTGCCCACCATCCTTTATTACCATTCGGGATAGCTGTTGTCAAAGCAGACTCACTTACGAAATATCCTTTATAATTTTGCGGTAATAATGCTTGAGACATAAATTTTAACTTATTGGATTCAGATTAAATAAAAATCCTTTGGATTCTATATCGCCAGTTGATACGCCTGTTGCGATTAATTTTATTGCTATGTTCTGGGATAGGTCTTGAGCGCCTGAGGTATAGGCCGTCTTTGCTAAATTGTTATAAAATGCCTTTACAAAAATATCTTGAGTATCTGGGCTGGTTCTTGTGACTTCTATTTCAAAAATCCAAGCTCCACCATTAGCTGCGATGGCTGTCGTGTCAAATATTGTCTGCGATCCAAATTTTAATACTAATTGTTTATTATTAGTATTTGCTGCATAGATGCCGCTGATCTTATAAGATAGAACATCATTATTAGTATTCAATTGATTTTTCTCAAAAATATAATTGACGAGATCAGTTGCGGTAGAGCCACTGCTTTTGACGACATCTATTGAATTATCTAATATCCCGCCAAGAGCTAACTCATAATTGCACCGGCAATATTCCCAGAATGTGTAAAGGAAAGTATACCAACTTTCATCAGTTATCTCAAGGCTTGGCGATGGGATTGACACTCTAGGCATCTAAACTCCCCCCATTGTTTTTTGATAGAAAGCTCCAACAATTATGCGAGGGATTGGATCTGTAATTTTGAAGTAAAAGATAAAACTACGAGCTTGACCCAAATTCTCCCATTTGATTTGAGTTAAATACTCACCTTGTTTTCCTATATAAGTAGCGCGCGCTATTTTCCGTGTTTTGCCGCCATCGATAGAGTAACTCATCTCTATCAAAGGATCAGATCCTTGATCTGGCTCGGAAACGCCAACGCCATTTTCCATAACCAAGACTAATTGATTAACTGTAAATCTATTAAAGTTAAAAAATAAAGTAGAGGAAACTACTTCGGAAGTCATTGTGCGACCGCTTTCGGTATAAACCAACGGATCTAAATAATACAAAGTTCCTGCAACAATTCCCGGAACAATTATCTTATTATCAAAAGCGATAGCATCAGTTGCCCACCAATAAGTTTGGGCTGTGCCACCGGCATTTAACGAGCCTCTATTATGCCATGAGTCAGTTGATACGTCATAAGTTATTGTCACCTCATCTTCTTGGGAAGTGAAATTTATAAATTCATGGCCTTCTTCAATATAAGAAAAGGCAATTATATTTTCTGGCTTGGTTAGTTTGCTAATAAAATTATCGATACCAAAAGTTGAGATTTTTTTAGCATTGTAGCTTTGCGTCATGAATATGCTTTTGTTATCAGCTATCCAAAACAATCCAGAGTTGCTAACAGTATAGGCATTCTTGCCGATAAGGCCTTGGGCTATAAATGTTTGATTAACAGGCCTAAAAGGCTGTGCGCTAACCCCAGAATCATACCAAATCTCTATAGATCTCTCGCCCATTAAAAATAACTGTCTTTGATAAGTTGCTACTGCCACGATGTTGTCAGATAGCGCTTCTGCGGTTGCGCGCGCTAAATCTGACCAAGCTGTAGTATCTCTTAAATCAGAAACATAAAATTCTCCTGTTTCAGCCTTAGGGACAATTGTATATCCGTCTAAACTTGCAGCGCCATTAACTATTGGGAATTGTTCGTCTGTAATTTGTCCAAAAGTATTGGAGGATTCAGTATAATAATATCCTATGCCGCTGCTGGTTATTATTGTGACCTGCAAGCCATTCTCCACCATCCTAACTCGCCCCGGAGAAGTTGCTAATGTTCCAATATTTGTTACATTCTTATTTGTATCTATTTTGTAAACTTCATTACCAAAAACGACATACAGATAATTATTCATTACTACGCTGCCGTAGTAGGGGTTGTTATTGCCCTCGATTCTTTTCCATAAAGTAGTGCCGGGAATATTATACAAAGAAGGGGCTTGGAAAGGCGAAGATTGGATAGTGTTCTCAGAATACATATTATAAAGCATCTGAGAAGACGCTATCCTACTTCTTGATGGGTAGCTTGTATTTGTTAAATATAGTGGTTCTAAACCAAGAGCAGCCATTAAGCAAATCCTCCTTGGTTCTGGTCAGAAGCAGGATATGAATAAACTGAGGTAATCTCGTCATCGTAAGACACAACTTCCGCTAAAGCATCTTGCGCTTCTAAAAGAAGAATCTTTGCTTGCTCGCCGTCAGCTACAGGATAAAAACCATATAAGGTTGTGGCTAGATTTAGATATAAAGCTCTCAACCATTCGACAGGAAAGTCAAAGGTATCAAGAGGGTTAGTCATGTCGTAGAATTGTTTCTGATAGGTAAAATTAACTATATACCCTGTGCTACTAGGAACGCCAAATAATCTGATAATGCCGTAATCAAGTTGTTTGTTATAGTAAAGTTTGTTAGTAATCCCAGCCAATCCCTTAATAGATAAAGCATCGTAAGTATCTCTGGAAATTATCTGCAAAGGGATTTGAGTTGTAGGATTCATCTGCACTTGAGCATTGATGATATTCTCAACTTTACCTAACTTAACAGCGTAAACATAAACAGCGTTACCACTTGAAGCATCCCCGGTTAAAGCATCCGCAATTGTTATTGTCGTGCCTGATGGCGCGCCAACTTCTCTAGTCCAGAAAATAGTATTATTGTTTAAAACCACTCCGACAAAATAGCTTGCAGCAAAACCTGTAGCAGCAGTTACGGAAATAGTAGTCGCACCAGTTAGCGCATCAGCGGATAGGGTGGTGGCGATATAAGCATTAGTAGCATTTGCAGTAGTGCCATCTAGCAGATATTCATTAGAGGCGGTATTTGGAAACAAATAGCCTCTTTCTGTTTTCCACAATCTAAAACCCTTTGCTAACCATGATTTTATCATGGTATTTAACAGCATTGAGCCTCGACTAATCTGATAATCGGTTAGTGTAGCCCCTTCGGAAATAACCCCGATACGAGCAAAAGCTAGTTCAATTACTTGGTTTTTGGTTAGTGTGAATGTGTTTGTTCCGCTAGTTGCCATAATTAAAAATTATTATCAATCCATCCGTTATTATACACTGCTGCAGATGTGCTCGTAAAATTGACGCTTGAAGTGTATCTCAAAATTCTGTCAGTTACGAGAATGTATGGTTGCAAGAAATTGCTAGGGGCTGAACTTCCACCTTGAGCTACTATCGTTTGCAAAAAATTGCCTCCATTAGTGCTATAATAATTGATAGAGGATTGAGTTGCCGCTCCACCGTTTGCCTGTATCAAAATGGCTAGAATAGGAGTCGCGTTTACTGGAATTTGTAAAGTGATTGTTTTTTCACCTGTCGTGAAAACAGCATCTGTGCTTTCAGAAATAGAGGTTTGGGGAGAATAGAAAAAATCATAACTGCCATCCCTTCTAAATGACCATTTTCCAGCTCTAATATTGGAGCTACCATTTGTCATTAAGGCGGCGATTTTTCTAAATTTAGTGTAGCCAGAAGGAAGAGTCGGGCTTGTTGAGCTTAGAGAAAATAAAGCATCGGCAGTCAAAGTCGCTGGATTATAAATTGCATAACAATAATAGGGCGTGTTTGCTGCTTTTGTGCCTGTGTCTAACCCTCCTTGGTTAGTTCCAGCAGCCCATGCAGCATCAAGTCTTTTTGTTAATGCGGAGGCGATAGCTTGACCTGAGCCATCTAAAAATTGGAATATACCTGCCGAGAAGTCTATATCGTTATTGGAATCAGAGGCGTTATTGGCGATAGTGATTTGACTAGGAAGATAGGTTAAGCCTCTCCAAGTTGTAGTATTCGCAGGAAAATTTACAGGATGCTCTGGATTTAGAATAACAACATCAACTCCATCATTTATAGCAATGTATCTTTGAACCTGAACATCGCCAGAAGCTAATGCAACCTTTGTTCCTTGTCCAGTATATTTCTTAAGATCTAATGTTCCTAAGTTATTTATATCGATATTTGGGCTGTCGCCGCAAGCTATATGGAAATCAATGAAAAAAGTTTGCTGATTTGAGTAAGAAGTGATATTTACAAGGGCTGGATCTAAGATATAATTTGTTGACGTTCCTGCTGTAGTTCCCCAATAAGCTGTTGGAATTGGAGTTAATCCAGCTATATTATTGACCGAATAATTATCTATAGGATCAACATCCACAATCGGATTTAATAATACAGTAATGATTGTGCTGTCAGGAGTGCCTAAAACCATTCTATATAAAGCTGGATCAGAACCCCAGATACCAACATCTGGTCTTCCAGCAGCATCCAAAATTACAGGATTGGTATTGGCAATAGTTAAAGCTTCATTAGAATAAGTTGTTTTAGGAGTAGTTGTTCCAGTTTGATAGAAATATAATTTATAACCAGAACCCACAATTCCTAGGTTGGTAAATACTTGCTCTAATCCTGTTGTTAATCTCGGCATAATTATTTGTAATAACGGTTTTTAATTTTTGCAGCTTCTTGATTGGGATTAATTCCCTGCATTAAAACTGGTTCTTTAATTTTACGGTCTTCTAATTGCTTACGCAAATCTTCCTGATTAGAAATTTCTTCTGCATTTGCATTTTGCGGGATAAATCCGGACAAAAACTGAAGAATATCTTCTCTGATGTCTGGATTAGCGGCAGCTATTCTTGAAAGTTGATTTAATTGTTTAGGCAGTTCTTTTGGGGTAGATTTAGCTGCTTTTGTTAACCAATTAACCACAGACGGGTTAGCCATAAGATTAGAGGTTAATCTTGCACCACCAACCGCTCCCGCCAAGCTTGTAATTCCTGGAACAGCGCCACCTGCAAATGCAGCCCCCGCTCCAAGCGTTCCCAATCCTATCAATTGAAGTCCTTTATTAACTTTTCCCGCTTGCTCGGTATTCTTAGTGAGCTCTATGACTTTATTTAGTTTATCAAAAGAAACCCGTTGCTCTGGTGTAAAGATAGCTTTATCAGCTCCATTTTTCTTAAGAACTGAGTATTCAGCCATAAACTTTTGTGGGCTAAATACGTTGGCTTCGGCTGATTGCGCGCCTTTTTGAGCTAAACCTAAATCGCGAATTAGAGTGCCTCTTACAAATTCCTTTTGGTCGTTATTGAGAAATTTTAAGATTTGACCAATTCTTGTGCCGCCAAATCTAGCTTGGGAAGTTGCGTATTTATAAACTTCTTCGTAAGTTCCTTTGTCCAATAAAGGCTGAATATTCTTGTCAATAAATCTTGAATTTACTCTATAATATCTATTGGCTTTTTGCCATTCTTTCAGGGCGCTTCTGTCTCCAACTTTTTCTAGATCAGCTTTTTTTAGAGTATTTTCTATATCTTTAGATAAACCTGCGTAGATTTCACCTAGCGCTCTTTTTTCAACTGGTTTTAAATTTCCTGATAAAGAAAGTCCAATTTCGCTTCTTAAAGCTGAAAGCGCGTCATATGAAATAGCTCTATTTAGCTCACCTTCTTTTAAAGGTCCGGCTAGATCTTTCTCAATTTTTTCGATGTATTTAACATATCCAGCAGTATCTTCGTCAGCTACTTCTTTTCTAATCTGCACTTTGCGGGTTTTTATGGCGTTCAGGGTATTATTTATTGATACTGGAGTTTCTGGAGGAACAAGTTCTGATACTTTATTGTAAAGTTTTTCGCTCGTTTTGGAAAATTTATCTTTGATGTTTTCTGCCCCGAATTTTAACTGCTGACCAGCTTCGCTATAAGTTCCACCTTGAGACTTAGAAACATTTTGAATTTGCTCAGAAATATTATTAATTTGTTTTTGTAAAGCCTGAGTTAAAGGTTTACCTCCTCCCGGAAAATCTTTAACAAAATTTTGAAATCCTGCCGCATTAGTAACGTCAGCAAGAGTTGGATCAATTCCTAAGTCTTTAAATGCTTGCACGGCTTCTGGTTTCACACCAAATGCTTTTTGAACTCCTTTTTTAGTCAGAGTGCTGATAGCACTTGTTGCGGCTGGCGCAAGATCTAATGCAGTTCCAACTGCCTTAGAAGCAATAGCCCCTGCCGCAGATCCTTTAGCGCTTTCAACCAATCTGTTTCCTAAGCCAGTTTCTTCTTGTGGCGACAAAAAAGAAGATACACCACCCGCAAGAGCCCCTCCTTTTACCAAGCCCAGTTTATTACCAACAGCTAAATAAGGGGCAGTTTCACCAAGACTAATTCCTACTCTTTGTGATGTTGGAAGTTTTGATTGCTCTTCTTTTAATGCCTTAACTCTATCAGCTAAACGATTGCCGAAAGTTTGTTGGTTCATAGTATTGCCATAGACCATCTTCTCTATACCTCTAGCAGCACCTTCTCCAAGATCAGTTGCGGCTTGAACGCCGCCAATAAGAGCATTGCCTAAGCCTTGAGCAACCCCTTGAGACAACTCTCCGAATCTTCTTCTATTCGCTTCTTGGAAACTTTCGTTTCTAGCGGGTTGTTCTTTAGGTGGAGTTTGTTGATCTAATTTAGATTGATCCTTTGGTGCAAATTGATCTGGATTGCTTGAAACATAGCTCATTACTTGATCTTCTGTAGTTCCGTCTGGAACTTCAAATCTAGCTATTCTTCCATCCTGTAATTGTATTTTGGCAATTGGCATTATTCAAACCCCAAAAATTTAATTCCCGAATCAGATGGCTTCTGATACTCTCTATCGTAAGCAGCGCGGATTCTATTTTTAGAAGAGATAATTTGGTTTTTGGCGCTTTCTAAGTTCTCTCTTAATTGTGCAGGGCTTTGATCTTGCTCTAAGTTAGCTTTAACTGATTGCAAGAATTCAATCTCTTGAATAGCAACTTGACCAAGCGCGCCACCAGTAGGAGAGTTTTTTCTCATCTCTTGAAGCTCATCAAATCCTAAGTTAGCTACAATTGTTTTAAGTTGTTTTTGCAGATCTCTTGCATCAGAACCCGGTATTTTAGAAAGACTTGAACCTGCAAAGCCGGCTGTAAAAGAATCTACTTTTGGAATCGATTTATCTATTAGCTTAATGACATTATCATTCTTAGCAAAAGAAGATTCCATGGCAGATTGCACCTTCGGCTGATCAAATTTTTTCTCTGTTCCAAGTTCGCCTTCCTTCTTAGCTGCCGATTTAGCTTGTTCTATATCGCTTTTGTTTGGAATATAGTTTGCCAATGGAATCACTTGCCCATTTTGGTCGATCGTCATTCCTTCGCCAACTGTGTTGCGCTTCAAGTTTAAGTAACTAGCTTTATCGGCAGGACTTAGGTTATTAAAATATTGATATTCTCTTACTGATGCAGGAGATGCCATATCGCCAGTTGCGCGAGAATTAAAGCCAGTTGCAATGCCTTCACCTGTTTGAGGATTAAAGCCGACAACTCCTTGAGCGGTATCTCTGAAATCCAGATTCATTTTCATTTTAGCTTTAATGGCAGAGGCTTCTGTTTTTAAAGAATTCATTAAATCGGTGCTAACCCTGTCTCCAAATTCTAAATTGGGAAATAATTGTTGCAGCTTGGGTTTTAGAAGATCGTAAGTAGCTTGTTTGTTTTCGGCTTTAGTTTCTTTGGTTAGAAGATTTAAAGTGTTATATTGATCCGAATATCTTTGTTGAACCCCTTCAGAAATTCTCGCTGCTGCCACTGGATCTTTAGCATATAACTGAGGCAGAACAATTTCTGGCTTCTCAAAAGCTTCTTGAGCAATTCTTTGGAAAGCTTGTTTTTGTTGCATCTCTTGTTCTTGCAACATCATTTGGCGATTCTGAATATCGTAATTCTGGCTCATTTGCTGACCACGAAGACGATTTTCTATGATTTGGTTAGCAATGCTCTGGCCACCTTGAAAAGCTCCTACGGCGTTTAACCCTAAATCAAAACTTGGAATATTCTGGTTGCGACTCATTATTTTAGACTCCAGGAATTTGATGATGCGGCATTTCCAGCATTATTGAAGAAAGAAGTATTATACATCCCGCCTCCCGCTGGAACTAATCCCCCACTAGAACCACCGCCACCGCCACCTCCGCCGCCGCCAGAGCCACTACCTTGACCCATTGCAGCGCCAAAGCCTTGTCCCGATACACCAAACAGGAAATTGCTTAGGTTAGCATACTTCTGAGCGTTTCCCATGCCTCCGGCATAATTATAACCGGCTAATTGACTCCCAATTCCAGAAACTATATTAGCTTGATTAGTAGCCGCATTTTGTCCTATGCCGGCTTGTCCAGTAAGAGTGTTAATATAATTATAATAATCTTGGTTAGCTAATCCTTGTCCGGTCTCCTGTAATTCTCTTAAAGTATTCCCGCCTAAAAGAGTTCCTGTAGCAGCGTTTCTTCTTTCTACTGCTTTTAAACCCTGATCTAATTGGTATTGATAGCCCGGCGATTGTTGGAAACTATTCATCCTATCAGCTTGGGAAACATCTCCTGTAAATTGATTAGTTTCTGTATCATAATTTTTGCCATACAACAATGCAGATAGAGGAACTAAAGCTTGTTCGCCATAATTAGCGTAAGGATCTAATCTACCAGTTGCGTCCGCTTGTGCAGCCGATAGTGAATTTTTAGCACTATTAGCTGCGCCTCTTTGAGCCGAAGCCGCTTTGTTTCCAGCATAAATGCCTCCGATTGCTGTCGCGACTCCTAGACCCGCCCCCGCTGCTGATGCTGCTCCACCCATATTAAACCACCTTAAAAAATTCACTAATATTATTAGAAGTCATAAGAAAACCTTGATTGCTCAAGATTTTTTTAAGGCTTCTAGTTTCCATTGCCATGTAAATCGTTTTGATACCAATAAATTTTGCGTAATCTTGTAATTTATTTAGCATGAACTCTATACATTTCTTTTTATCTTTTGGGCTAGAATCATTATTGCTTATAACCCAATTTACTACTCCATACGCGCTGTCGGTAGTATATAACCAAGCAGCACACGTATATTTGTCTTTATCCTTTATTATCATTCCTCGGCTAGAAAGAAATTCTGGTCTTATGGATTGCCATTGACCCCCTTTCCCTTCCCACCAAGACTTCAACATTGGATAGTATTTATCAAAATCTTGTTTATTACGAACATTGAATAGCTCGTATTTCATTATTTTCTTCTATCAGTTGTTTTTTTAGAAACTGATACTGATTTCTTAGACTCAGTCAAAGCCTCAAGTCTCATGGCAATTTTGCGAGGATATTCTTTGCTTACTTTTGAATAAACACTCGGTGCTTTCATTTTCATATTTCTATGGATTATATTGTTTATAAGAAGCCACCAATTGAGCGGTAGTTTCTGGTTGATATTGAAATAATGGTCTATTCGGTCTAGCATCGACTGGAATAACGTCAATACTCCTAGCTGCATGAAGATCAAATATCAAGGGTTTTGGATCCCAATCCTCTTTATTTACCACTTGCCCATTCCACATTTTCCTCATTTGGCTTTGGTGGAATTTGCCATAAGTATAGTCGCAACGCTGGAAGTAATCTATTCTACCTCTTTTTGTAGCCACAATTAACCTCTCGCAAAGTTATTAATGATTGACAAAGTGAAATCTGCGCTAGTAAAGCTATCAGTGATAACCCTAAAAGCACTTGGCGGAGATAAAAAGAAAGTATTTCCACTTGTAGTTTGTTGGTAAAAATCCTGTCCTTGGCCAGTTGCGTTATCCCAATTGTAAGGAGGCTCAGTAGTTGAAACTTCGTTATAGGAAACTTGGCCTGTAAAGTTAATTGATCCGCTGTTTAGGTATAAATCAATAGTTGCGGTTTTGCAGCTAGTTAAAGGATATGTTTTTGAGGCAAAGAATCCAGAAGTTCCAATATCAACTGTATCTACGCCTAAAGTTGCAGAAAGAGTAATTGAATTTACGCGGCTATAATAACCTACTGAATAAACTGTAGAAGAAGCATCAGGACCAGCCAATACTTCTGACTGAGGTTTGCCATCGGCATCAAGACCAGTGATTGTAAAATTGATTCCTGTTTTGCTGTTAGCTGCGTTATTTAAAACAGCTACTTTATAAGCATAGCCATCTGGCGTAGCGTTATTAGCTAAAGTGATTGTTGCACCAGTTGCATTATTAGCATAATAACTCGCATTTGCGTTTGTTAATGTATAATCGTTTCTGTAAGAGTTATTCATAAAATACTAATTAAAAGAAAGGGATTTTTGGTCCCTTTCTAATATTATTAAGCAGGATCAGAAGCCGTAAAGCCAGCCGAAGAAGCGTTACCATACCAGTTATCATTTGCGTTAGCGACTCTATAGCCACCAGCAATTGAATAAGTGCCTGATAAGTTATTTCCAGTTACTTGGTTAGAACCAGCTCCGCCGTTTAAATCAATACCGCCAGAACTAGCTGCCGCAGTAAATGCGCCAATGCTATTTCCTTTGATAAGGAAGTTACGAGCAGGGATGATGATTTGATTAGTATTTGAAGCAAAGAAGTTATCTCTGATTTCCCATTGATTAGCTTCAATTGCACCACGAATTGCATAAGTCATATTGTCAAATTGACTATTGATGACTTTAACATTGTAAGGAATTTCTGTAAAAGTTCCAGAAACGCCGCAACGAATACCAACGCCAGCACCAGAAAAACGAACTCCAATAACTGAAGCATGAGACGCATCTCTTTCAAGATCTCCGGCAGCAGCATTTCTTACTAACTCTAAGCAAGCAGCGTTAGTATCAACGGCAGTCATTAGGAAGTTAGTGAAGCGCCAACCTTGTTGAATTACACGAAGGTTTGCTGTAGCGGCAGTTAAGCCAGTTGCAGACCATTGAGCAGTGGCATATTTTCCACCTTCTGGAGTAGAATCGGCGTGACGAGGATCATTACCACAGCCGTTAATCCATACATCAAAAATATTTGCAGGAGTAACTAATTGTTCAGTAATTTTTCCAATAAAGTTAATAGCATCACCGCTTTTGATTCTAGTGAAGGCCATTCCCATAGTTAGGAAAGGAGTTTGGGGAGATAGACCGTCGTTAGCATCAGAGCCAGCCGCCATTGAAGTGTAAGCGTTGGCATTGATTGTATTAGATCCATTGACAAAGTAAGTCGTTCCAAAAGGCGAAGCTACTATCTTTGCATTACCAAGAAGAGGAACGCCAAAGGAAGCAACGCCATTTGAGAAATTTGTTAGAGGTTTAGACATATTTTTTCCTTTAAAAAGAGGGGAGTTTTAGTCCCCCTCTATATTGTTAAACAATGTTACCAGAACCAAATAGGCAGAATGGGTTGATTACACCCATTGCGTATCTTTCGTCAGCCAAAGTCATTTCTAATCTTTCAGCAATTTTTTCTTCTGTTCTGATTCTCAAACCTCTACGTTCGATATGAGTTAAACCCATAGGCTCGTCAGTTAGAATTTCCCAGTTAGATACGTTAGATAGATAACGGTTAGTTGCATAACCTTCATCCAACACATTGAAGATAGCGTTGATTGCGTTGTTAGCATTGTCTGTATTGTAAGGAGAAGCAGTAATCTCTTTAGCTACCCATTCGTTGTTAGGATGCACAATCAATCTTTTGCCTTTTCTGTTTGATTCGTAGCCAGAATAATCTTTAGAAGTATTAATTACTGTCAAAAGAGACTGAACTGCGGTTTTAGAAAGAGCGGTAGGAGTAGAAAGAATGTTAGTTTGAGTTCCGCCAGTTTGAGGAAGAGGGTGAGAAGCGCTAAACAAAGGCACGCCGTCCCAACCAATATCTGAATAACCAGAGTTAAAAGGAATTACAGCTAACAATTCGCGAGTTTTGTTAAATGCGTTAGGGATTTGGCCTGTGTATTTTTGCAACAAGTCCATACCTTTACCGTCATCAAGAGCAGTTTCATCAATCTGGAAACCTGTTGAAACAACAACTGGTTGCATGATTTTTTGAAATCTTTCTTGCATGATTTGCATTTCAGGAGCAATACCCGGCCCTACGATTGTAGGCATTTGAAGCATATCATCCGACATGAATACTTCTTGATATTTATCAGACTGGATGGTCTCATAGCCGAGCTTTTTCCATTCCATGTCTTTTAAAGGGAAACCCGCATAACGCTCTTTTACTAGATTCTCGATGAGGTTCGTAGTAAAGTTATTTTGGGTTATGAAAGTTGAGTTACTTACTGACATAATTTATATTTATTTTAATTAAGATTAAACGCCGACAGAGCTATAAGCTTCTGCGTAGTTGTTGATTTGCACAATTGCCACTTGAGTATTGCCTGCGCCTACAGTATTGCCAATTTCTGGTTTTACACTAATTACGCGCACTTGGAAAGTAGCGGTAGTTGCAAAAGTTGCAGTTAGGTAAGAACCGTCATTTTTAGTTGTAGCGTTTGGAGCAACGATAGTGATATTAGCATTTTTGCCAACATCAGCAGCAGTCATGCCAGTAACTTGAATTTCATATAGTTGGTCCGGGTGATCTGCTACAGTTACAATTCTTTCTTGAGCAGAAGGGCGATAACCAGAATAGTCACCAAAAACCATTGTTGGATACACGTCAAAGCCAACTACAGCACCTAACACAGGGTTAGTGTCGCCGCCAGTAGCTTTTTGAATTTTTTTGTATTGTCCAGCCAAGCACACTTTACCATTGATGGTAGTGTTTGTATTTGAACCAGTAGCAAGAGCAATAGGGGTTCCGATTGCAAAAGCATCAGTATTGTCAGTTCCAAGATAGTATTCAGTTTTTCTTACAATACCATTTTGAACTGGCTTCATACCGAACGCGCCGTATGTATTAGCCATATAATTTATTTTATAGTTGTTATGAGATTTTTTTAAATGAGTCAGCGTTTGGATCAGCGTGTGTCAACTATGTCTTTTGCAACAGTCAGCGGGTTTTCTGTGGCGTCAGAAATGTCTTATAAGTTATTTAGGAAGTCATCTTTAGCAGAAGTATCGAATTTTGTGGATACCCCCATCTTGTTCTTTCCGCCATCATTTGATAGAAGCTCTCTACCAAATACTGCATTTTTTTTACGATCATTCAATTCATCCTGAATTTTTTTCAATTCTTCGTGAATCGCATTAGATAAGCACATTAAAATATGCTTGCCCGGTTGATTATTAACTGTATAACCACCAGTCGTAATTGTTCTATATCCTTCTACTTTTCTCCAACCAATCTCCTCCAAGTATTCAATACTCTCAGGAGTGTCTCTGTCAGTTGAAGCCCATCTATACGAAAAACCCTTCTTTTTATCAGATTCGGAAACAAAGAAAGGATCTCTGCCACCAGAAACTAATTTTTGATCTCTAACTCTCTTTAACATATCGCGAGTTTGAGCGTCTAGTTTAGTTTCGTCTTTCTTTGTAGCGACTTTTGTCGATACTGCTGGAATTGATTCATCAACAGTAATGTCCGCTACATCGTCAGTCATAGTTTCTGTTTTAGTTTTCTTGGTAAAAGTCATAAATATTTTTTTTAAATTAAGGAGTCAAGAATTATTTTTTCAATAAAGATCCATATACCATATTGGTAATATCATCCAAAGATTTTCCAGAGTATTTAGCTCTGCCCGAACGCGCTTCGCTATTAATCCACTTTTTGTCTCTATCACTTAGAGAGTTATAGCTTAACTTAGAAGCCGGTTTAGAAGTAATAGCAGTTTTTTGTTCTGATTGGATGATATTGCGTGTCATGTTTTGTTTTGGTTGTTTATTGAGATTAAATTTACTTTCTACGATAGTTTTTGCTGCAATGGCGATTGCATCCAATGAAGCGCTAGGATTTCTTTGTCTTAAAAGAAAAGCGGACTCATCAAAGCTTTTTTGCATTTCTCTACTATTTTGCATGAGATCAATAAAAACTTTATTATCAGGATTGTTTCTAAATACCTCAACTGCCGTCTGTTCTTCAAGGGTGAAGTCTTGAGCAACTGACTCTTGCTGTTTAGTTGGAAAAGATACCTGTTCCGGCTTGCTTTCTAATTGTAACTTCTCAAACTTAACATTTTGCTTTTCGGCCAAAAACTCTTCATAAATAGCAAAGTCTTCGTTAGTAACTAAACCATTTTCTCTTAATTGAGCAATCTTGCTATCTACTTCTTTTTCTCGCTGAGAAAGCATCATCTTAGTATTGTTTGTGACAACCTTTGTTAGCTTCTCAACATCTTCTTCAATTTTGGTTTTTGGTTTAATACGGCCAGCGTTTACAAGCTCTTCAAAGCCTTCCAAACCAAGAGCATTTACCTTCTTACCATTTCTATCTACTCCATGATACGTTTCTGGAGGGGTAAAATTATATTCGTCCCAAAGATATTTTTTGTCATCAGGAGTTTGCTCATAGGCTTCTTGTTTTACTTTTGTTTTGATGTTGGGTGGTAAATCTTGGTATTTGATTTTCCCAGATTTAACATCATCCCAGCTAGGAGCTTCAAACTGCTCTTGCTCGGCTACTTCTACAGCAGGTTCGATTGTAGCATCTGCTGGATTAGTGTTATCCTGTTCTAAAAAGTCTAGTTCTTCGTTCATAATTATTTAATTAAGAGGTTAATTTCATCAAGTTTAATGGTCTTAAAGTAAAACATTTCGTCTTCATGCTCAATTGGCAAAAATTCACCTAGATGAGGATCAACATAGGCAATGTCTCCAATTTTTGGTTGAAAATGAATCTTTTCACTTCCTAAGATGAAATCCATAATGCACCCAAACTGACGATAGAAAATATCAACTTTTCCTACCCATTCCTCCCCTTTTGAGGTAACTATAATCTTAGCTCTACGGCACTTTCCAACATATAAAAGCAGTATGTCTTTTTTGAATAGCTGGATATGTTCTTGGCATTGTCTGACCTTGTCATCAATTTCCAAGACCTTTAGGCACTCTTCTTTTTTTAACATTTTTAATTGGGTAATTGTTCAAAGAAACTTTCCAATTCTTTTAAATCCTCTTCCGATAAATCTTCTCCGTCCTCGTGCTTAGTAAGGATTTGATGCGGAATATTAGATAAAAGAATTTTTGTAGCTTTTAAATCGCTAAATACTTTGATTTCATCTTCTGACCTTTGTGTTAGGCCATTACTGATAGCTTGCTGCATTGATTGCATAGCAAGGATTGATAGAGCCTTTTCATCTTCTAACAAGCTTTTAACGTATCTTTTGGTAGTAGGATCTTTTAACCAATTAAGAATTACTTGTGCTTTCTGATTGTTTTGAGTCATTTTGTTGTTGTCTAATGTTTAAGTCTTTTTCTTTATGCAAAGAGTCAATATAAGTTTTTACTTTGTCTAAAGAAGCTTTATCTAGGGTTGCAAACGAATCTGCAATATTTTTAGTTGCTTGAGATCTCTTAAGTTCAATATCTGCTATCATTAAATTAGCCTTGTCGCCCTTTTCTTCAATTTCGGCAGCAGCTTTAATTCTTTGAGTTTGAACATCCGCTAATTTGGCATCCGCTTTTTTATTTTCAGCTTGAGCGAACAGCATATCTGCTTGCGGAGTTGGTTGAGGCACGCGAAGAATCTTGTTAAGTTCTGGCATCCCAATAGCTTCATTCTTCATTTTTCTTAATTCCATCCCATCATAATAAGGATCTTGCATCAGAGAATCATAGATCTGTGCTTTAGCAAGTTTCTGTGACTTAGTTATGTTTGAAGTATCAGTCAACAACACAATTTCAATATCATCACTTAAAAAATCAGTGGACGGATCAACTTCTGCATCTGTGGTTATTGTGATTTCATGATATAAATCACGATTAAAATATTCTGCATTAATTCTTTTGCGAACCTTGATTTCTTTTAAGAAACTTTCGTTCAGCAATTTAAAAATAGAATTTTCAATCGCTACAGCATTATCAACTAGCCCTAAATAAGTAGTTGGAGCCATATTAGAGGTGATATTACCAGTCAAAGCATCTGTAACTAAACCAATTTTCTCACCAGCCGCTATCATTCTCTCAAGAAGAGCAAGCATTACAGGAGAAGGCTCTGGTAAAGGTAATGTAAAGAATTTATCAGCAATTGCACCACCACTGAGAGAGATAATCTTTTTATATTCTCCCATTTTAAATGTCATGCCACCAGATCTAACATTTAGATCATTTGCCATATAACCGCCACCCATGATTTTGCGATTCATGGAGTCAATAAGCATATTAATTGAAGTATTAACAGACGAATTGATGTTGGTTAGGAAAAAAGGCAATCCCAAACCCCAGAAAGATCCATCAAAAGATGGAATAGGGCGGAAGTCAGTAATATTTACTTTGCGTTCAATATTGTATATGTATCCATCTTCTGAGACAGAAATATCATCAATATCGTAATCGGCATAAATTCTAACTATTTTTTGGTTGCCTTTGTCAAAAGTTACGCAATAAGGTTCTTTAAAGCCATCTTCGTCCAAATCTAACCAAGTATGCTGTTCCACAAACAAATATTCAGCTTCTTCTTTTTGTTGAGGGACTACATTTACAGTATCTGTTTTTATAGTAAGATTGACGCTTTCATTCATTGGAACTGAAGCTACATAATCATACTCGACAAACAATTCTTTGTTGATATTTGCTTGAATATCGTTCTTTTTTAAATTACGGATTACACTATAAACAGAATCCTCTAGGCAAGAGATGTTTTTATTTACAATAACTTTATCAGGAAACAGTAATCTTGAATAATTACGCTGCTTTAATTCATCGTAACCTTCTTCCCGATACATAGTTCCCAGCGTCAACGCACCATAAAATAATTGTATTGTGTCGGCCTTCCAATTTGGTATTAAGTGACGAATTTGATAATTCATAGACAGCGCAACACGTTCAGCTATTTTAGCTTTTTGGCCTACATCGACCATGATCGGTTGTTTAGTCTCAGGATTTATAACTGCTTCGCCGTCTACAGTTTCTGCAACGCCATTATCTTCTCCTTCAACCTTCCCCTTGTAAACATCATCATCCGGAAAAAAAGCATTATAAGCTTTGGAAGCAAGGTTCATCACTGCATTTGATGCAAGAGGATACACCACATCACTAGCTCCATCAAAAGGTTTATCTCTTGTAGAGATCATTGAAACTAATTCTATATCTTTTTTCCAATCAGTAATTTTACCTCTCATCATTGACTCAGCTTGGTCATACTCTAGCATACAGTCTTGATAGATTTGCTGAATATCTTCATCATCTAACAAATCGCAGATATTTTGAGCAGCAACAAACTTCTCTAGTTTTGCGGCACTAGACTTCTTCGGCTCTATAGGCTGTTCTTGATCGGTGTAAATAACCGCCAAGCTATCAGAATTTTCCATTATGATCTTGTGAATTGAGTTTGGCGCACTTTGTAAATTAAAAATTTATAGTCAAGGATAATTTAATACCCTGTAACAGGATCTCCATTTCTACGACTTGATTGCTCATCTTCATATTCATCTTCCATGTCTGAATATAAAAAAACATAGTAGGCAAATGTTAAGGCAAAGGCATCGGAATAGTCAGTAGATCTTTTTAGTTTCTTTTTAATTTCATCTTTGGAGCGAAGTTTGATTTTACCAGATGCATCCACTGGCAATCTAGCTTGCATACAAAGCTCTTCGATAAATTCTTTAGTATAAGGAATGTAGCAAGGTTGGTTTTCAATCCATTCTATCCCTCGATAATACATTTCGGAACGCTTATTTCCATATTTTTCTTCATCGGCAGTATTTTGGAAGTAAACGCCATGCACTATTTCACCCCATTTCAAGCTAACCAGATTATCCACAACACCGGGGTTATAGCTCTTATCTATAAAGACTTTAACAGGTTTGTAATGTTGGATAAATTGGATAGTTTTTTGGACTATTTTTCCAGTATCAAGTCCATGGAAAGCAAAGAATCCTATCACTATACGTCCTTTTCTGACACAAAATACAGTTTTATCCTTACCAGATCCAGCAACGTCAATACCGATTATAATTCTAGCAGTTTCTTCAATATTTTTCTTTTCGAAAGCTTTAGCCAGAACATCCCTATCAATCAAATCAGTTTCAATTGATGCGGCAAAGGCCTCAGAAGGGCAAGCGGGGTATTCTTGGCAGAATTTAACCAAGCCCGACATTCCAGTTTCTTTTTTAGCAGCTTCAAACAAAGCAATTTTGGAAGATCTCCAATTCATCTGCTCATCGTCTAGTTTATACTCAGCTTTGTATAGCAAATCAGCTTCGGCGAGAACCAGTTCTTTCATTAAACCCATGCGATAATCTTTATCCCAGAACCAAGGAATAAAAATAACTTCAAAAGCACTAGCAGATCCTTCTTCTGGGTTACATAGCTCGTAGAACATATTTGCAGTTCCGTTGGCGGTAGATTCGATAATAACTTCGGTGTCATCCAACTCAGGAACTGTTTGCATGATACCAGTCATGAGCTTAGTGGCGTTTTCATAGAACGCAAACTCAGACATGTGAAGTCTTTGGATAGTATCAGAACGACCAATCTCGCCAGAACCAGCAGTTCCCACGCCATAACCAGAGTCGTTATTAAATACAAGACGTTTGGCGTTATCTTCTATTTTTGGCCTTTGTAGCTCTATAGGGAGGTTGGCGTAGTATCTTTCTACCAAAGCATAGAGGTTGCTTGTGGCATCTTCGCGGTGAGCAAGGATAAATGCTTTAATACCCGGATTGAATAAAACTTGGTCAAAAAATCTTGCTGCCACGTAGGTTGAAACACCTTGTTGTCGAGCTTTTAAAATCACTACTCTAACCTTACCAGTCCTACGTTTTATCTCTTCTAGTTTGTTGTGGAGGTATTGCTGTGCAAAGTTTAGCCTGAATGGAAGTGAGCCACCTTGTTTGGGACGGATTTTGTAGAGAGTTTCACAGCGTAAGAGGAAGTCTTCTTTTAGCTTTAGAAGATTTTCAACAATCTTAGGGTCTAATTGTTTCATGAAGACGTTTTATTAGACATCATATCCAAGAATACATTGCCATAATTATTATTCTGAATATTAGTTTGCTTCTCATTCAATCCACCACCAACCATCTCAGCAAATACTTTAATGGCTTTTATTCTGGTCTCGGACTCGACTTTTTTAATAGTCTTTTTCTCACCAGTCTCAGAATCAATAATCTCCTGCTCACCAAAAGCTATATCATATAACTCATCGAGCATATCCTCAGCTTTGGAAGACGTTCCTTTAATCCCAGCCTCATTAAACTTATCAATAGCAAAACTAGAGAACTTCTTCTCAGCATCAATCTTCTTAATAGCTGCCAAAGCTTTCTGTGTGTGATTATTAACTTTGTCTAGGAAATTATCTGTCATAATTCACCATTATCAATTCCCGGTTTACCTGCTTTTAAAAATAATTTATTTAACAAAGAAATATTCTCTTTTTTTACAAGAGGCCGCTCTTTATCAAGATTGCTAACCCCAAACTCCGTTAATTTTTTTGATTTATCTATAAGTGATAATATTGCGGAACTTAATCCCTCTAATGTAGGATATTCCACCTCTTCTATTTTCCTTCTTAACGCATTAAAACTTTTAATCTCTTTCTCAATATCCATAATTAGCAAATATTATTACAAACGATATTAGGCAATTCTAAAGCTTCCGTGCAAGCAGGAACACTCTTTCCATTAGAACAAGCGCAAAAACAATAAGCATAAGAAGTAGACGGAATTAACCAAAGTATAAGAATCAACTCTTTCATGCACTACTCCACAAATCTAATTAATAAACTAGCCCTAC